CCGATATGCTCAAGCTCTCGCTGCCAGAAGTCCTCCTTGGTACGACGATTGAACATACGAGGAACGCCCTGGGTATACATAGTTTTAGGAAGAACGTGGGCCAAAGAAATTACAACACCATGTTCCTCGAAGAACTTACGATAACGATTAGAGCGAACGGAACCAATGCCATGACCATAAAGCTGACCAACACCATTAGGGTTATCAGTAGTCGAACCAGTCTGGAGAATCTCGGAGAACTGTAAAGTTTGTGTACCACCGCCAAGATACTCAGGACGCTGCAAACGAGCATCAGATGACCGAACACCCAAATAAGCCAGATATTCCGTATAACGAGATCCATAACGAGCACGAGCCTCTTCATAACGTTGAAGAGCGAATGCCTCACGAACAGCATTCACATTAACAGCAGTAGCTGAAGACAAATCAGCATAGAGAGCACCACCACCAGCAGCGGCACCATTCTTCAACTGAACAGAAGTGCCTAGAGCACCAAGAGTAAAATCTCGAGCAGTACCACCATTATCAAGAACGGAAGGATAACCAGCAGCGGCGGCTTGAGACTTGATAGGCGCCGAAATACCAAGAGGCAAAGTAACATCCGGACCCTTTTGCTCCCAAGGACGAGCAGTGGTGAAATAATCCTTCTCCCAAGCAGTTTTTTGAAGAGTGCGAGAAGTAGTCGTATCAGCACCGGAAGCGGTAGAAATAACAAGAGGAGTTACCAAGTCCTGGTCGCGATACCACTCGTTAAAAATCTTCGCGTATGCACGGAAAGGAAGTGCAGAAGTATCACCAGCAAAACCAACAGGAAGACCTAAATAATCGGCAAGTGTGCCTTCGGCAACAGCAGCGCCACCAGCAAAAGACATAGTTGGAAAAACAGAGGCGTCCATACCATCAGAACCACCCGTAATAAACGATTCAAAATCAGACCAAAGGATACGGTAAGGCACAAACCAATGATGCACCTTAATCTTCACAGGATGCATAGGCGGAGTTTGAAGAGGGGAAGCACGGACCAGGAGAGAAGTAGCAGCCTGGAAAGTATCACCAGGAAGAACCTCCTGAATACCACAAGGAAGAAGCTCACCCATATTGCCAGTAAGCAACTTGTAATTGGAAAGATTGTGTTTAGAGCGTTTCATTTTTATCCCTTTCTAGGAGACGTTGAACATGACGAGTTTTAGTACGAAGAACAGATAATGCCTTACGATCAGATTCTACTTTCTGAACCTCATGAAGGGCAAGAAGAGCGGGGTCTTCCTTAACAATGCGCGCGCTTTGGCGCATAGATTGCAGGTACGAGATTTGAACATCCAACGGGGAGGGGGCTTTGACCAAACCATAATCAATCTCCAACTTTTTTTTGACATACTTAGGAACGGGGTAGTCTTTCCCGTTAGTGCGATAAATCATCGGAATGAATTCGGAAACGTGCGCCAATTCGGCAATGGCTGAACGCCCCAAACCTTGAGAGAAGCGGGCGAATTCGGGATGCCGACCATCCGGGAAGAATGAAGCCTTAGTAAGGCCCTTAACAGCATATCCGAGTGTATAAGACAAGCTTTCTTGAGTGACATCGCCAATATGTACTGACCCATGACCCCACGAGGTTTCCAAAACCGAGGGGAACATTTTCTCAAAGGACAATCCCCAATCAGAGAAGAACAATATTGCATGGTAGTGTGGGCGCATGGTGCGAGAACCATATTCACCACAGAGGAAGTAGCGAAGAGAACCTGCGGGGTAGTTTTTACGGAATCGTTTAAAGAACTTTTGAACGTCAGAGGGACGAAGGGTTTGTATATTCGTGCCATCGAGAACCGGAGCCTCCTTATATGTGAGAGTGACGAAAAAGGCCGCCCTGGAAGAAGAAGCTTCAAGCATCATCCTGGACACCCAATCGCGTTTGCGATTTATCCGACAGGCTGGGCAACGACCACACGCCCAGCCTTCGGAACCTTGCGGATTGATACACATCACAATCAGAAACGGTAGCCGATACGACGAGCGCGAACACGCCCACCAGTACGACGACGACGACTATACGAGCCACGGCGACGATACATGATTATCTCCTTTCCTGTTGATAATGAAGCTTGGGAGCCAGCAAGCGACGAAGGGAACCATCTTTAAAAATTTGATACAGCTCGGAATTCCTTTTAGCAGCATTCAAAGGAGTTTGCAAGTATTGAGCGAATAAAGACTTAGCAACATAAGGAGCAGCCATGATCGCAGCAGCGATCTCGCCAGAGTTCTCCATCACTTGACCGAATTTCTCGGAAGGCATGTCAACATTGATAGGTTCACCCGTCCAATAGTCAGGAACAGAATAAGCTTCCTGGGAAGGATTAACACCTTGCGCTTGCATAGGAGCAGAAGGAGTAGTAGCAATCACCTTATTAGGCTCAAGTTGAACATACGGACCATTTCCAGCCTGACCAGCAAGACGAAGAGTAGAAGCACGAGCCTGTTGTTCGGTTATATCAGCCTGGGCTTTAGCCTGGCGAGCTTGCTGATTCAACAAGTTCACCTGGGCATCATTCACACGATCGGCGGAAGTATCCTGATGCCGAGAATACGAGGACATTGCATTCGACAAATCACCCGTACCAGAACCAGAAACGTTAGAAGAATAACTTCCAACATTCACACCAAGAGCAGCCAAAGGATGCAAACCAGCAGACTTCGCACCTTCGATACGTGAAGCCATCTCAAGAGCAGGAATAGAACGGGCCTTAGCTTGCGAATACTCCAAATCCATGCGAGCCGCCGCATCCATAGCGCGATTGCCAGTACCAGCAATATTAGACAAATTCTGAACAAGGGGAGCCAATCCCTGCATCCAACCACCAGCCGAAGAATCACCTGCCATGACATATCTCCTTAGAATCGATTGTACGAGCACGAGAACGAGCGCCAGCGCCTTTTGAAGTAAGTTTTAATGCATGGAGAACCTCACGACGAATAGAACGCTTAGCGCAGGTAATAGCGCGTTTAGGAAGAGAAACGACAGAAAACACCTTTTCCCAAGGTGAAGGAACACGCTCAACGCGATGCGTTGCACGAGAAGAAAGAACCGGAGACAACCGCAAACCAGGCCTACGAACCTGTTTTTTAGTGTCATCCAGCACAGTGCTTATCAAGGGGGAAGCACTGTTACGGGGTAAACCCCTGATAATAGGTCGATTTGCAGATTGAACTAGCGGAAAATCCGCGCGAACCGACCTAGAAGAAATGCCACCCCTTGCGGGGTGGCGATTATGTTTAGGCTTCGCCATTAGGAGCGACCTCCGGCGCTTCGGTGGAAACACTTTCCGCGGCGGTCGACGCCGCGGTCTTGCCCCCTTCGTGTGCGCTGTCTACAGGGACAGGAGGTTCAAAAACCTGCTCATAAGGGGAAACCCATTCCTCATCAGACAAAGAAAAATCATCAGCCTCTTCGAAAGTCTCAGAACCTTGGAGAGCAGCCTGCCTGGAAATCTCCTGCTGAATCATCAAACGAGTACGCAAAACAGCAGAAACAGGCATCCTTAGATTAGGTCGAGCGACAACTGGAGTGGGGTCTGGATACTCAAAGTCGGGATTGCGGGTAATTTCAGACAAGATAACCTCCTATGTAAATTATGACCAGAAGAAGTACGGTCAGAAGAAATAAACCAAACACCTGTCCCAGCATGTGAAAGCAGAGACAGGTGAAAACGAAAAGAATCCTCAGTAAATGAAAGAAGAACCATGAGAGGCAACCATACGACGAGCGACAATCTGATGATAAACCATCATGTAAAGAACATCAGTAGACTGGGATTGAAACGGCCTGACCGCAGGGTCAGCCGTTACGAAAGACCCATTCAAGACAGGCTCAGAACCAAAGATACGAGCGAAATGCCAATCATTGAGCGTAGAACGGAACTCACCAGCGATCGTATTCTCAGCACGACGGTACTCATCATACCGGTCCTGATAACCAAAAACTCCATCAGGAGAAGCAGCAGCATAGTAAAGCTCTTTGTTTAGAATCGCTTGTTGGCCGATATGCTCAAGCTCTCGCTGCCAGAAGTCCTCCTTGGTACGACGATTGAACATACGAGGAACGCCCTGGGTATACATAGTTTTAGGAAGAACGTGGGCCAAAGAAATTACAACACCAT